TTAGGTCGTGCGCCTCGCTTATAACTTCGTCTATAGAGGTATAAAATTTCTGCTGTACTTGTTTAGCAGGGTTGTTAGCCCACACACAGTAATAGCCTTCAGAGCCTAATACTAAATCTAAAAATTGTTTCGTTTCCATAGCCACCACTCGCCATTGTAAGGTTAACCACGGCTAACTTAATAGCCGTGGCAAGGATCGTTTAGTCGTCCCAAGTTTTGATGATATCGCCTAAGTCACCGCCACCTTCTGTGGGCGTAGGTGTAGCTGCTTTTGCAGTTCTTTTCACTGGCGCTTCATCAAACCCATCGTCATCGTCGTCGTCCGCTGGTGCGGCTTCTAAGACGTTATTTGACTTGGGCTTTTCCTCGGCCTTCGTTTTGAACGGGTTAGGGTCTTCAAGAACAAAGCCCCCTTCCACAGCACCGAACGGATTACGTACTTCCTTTGGAATATACTTAATAACCTGTACAGCTTTCAATCGCAGAGATACGCTCTGCTTGCCACCAAAGTCATATGGGTAGAAAGTTACCGCGACACCGACTGTGCTACCTGTAGTTAGCTGAAATGTTTCTGGCAGCGTGTTGCCTTGGCTATCTATCTGTAACGGCTTATCAGTAACCTCACCTTTGTAGGCACCTTTAAGCACAGCCTTGTGTGTGAACGTACCGTTGTCATCTTTAACAAACGGGTTGACCAACTTCTCCGGCCAAGAGGCTTCTTTGTTGGCAGCGTACGCGGCCTTCATATGCGTAAACAACGCTTTAGCCGTATCGTTGTCCATACGAAATGCGATAGAAAACTCAGCGCCAGTGTCCCGTGGATTACAGGGTACACTACGTTTTACCTTCTGATCGAAGACATACGTCTTATCAATCTTAGGCCATAGCGCCTCTACGTTTTCAATAATATAAGTCTCTGCCATTTTGTTCTCCTTCTGGCGTTTTATACGTCGTTGTCTGCATCGAAATCGAACTCTAACTGTTCTTCAATCGGTGCTTCATCCACATTCTGCGCACTTTTTGTAAGTGCTTCAGTTACTGCGGTCTTGTTAAATCGGTACGTGTTGCCGATCTTAATGTACGTGGTTTTAGGGATGTGCCCCTGCCGAACCCACGCTCGGATCGTAGAAATCGACACTGCAAAATGCTTTGCCAACTCCTCTATTTGCACAAATGGTTCTGCCATTATTTCTTCCTAACTGAGATTACATGCTCGTTGTCGATGTTAAGCCCTTTTGGCATGACATCAGGGTTCTCTTCTAAGAATTGTTTGACATTAGTCTGGTTCAAACGGCGGTCCAAGAACTCAGGCATGTCATGTTCTTTTATGAACGCATACATGGATTCCCAATCTCCTGTCCAATATTTCGTTTTCGTAGACCTGAAAAACAAACCCTCAGACGTTCTTACGCTTTCAACATTGTGTGTATCACAATAGTCTAACAACGCTTTCTTCAAGACATCCAGTTGGCGAACCAACGCTCCGTCTTTTTCCTTAAAATCTGCGGACAGTAATGCTCTTTCCGACCTTATCTTAATGTAAGCCTTAGTAAGTTTGTCCGCAGGTATATCAGAATTATCACTCATTGACGTTCTCCTACACTAACGAGAATTACACTGTAGTATCGTGCGATAGGCTAGTCAAGTATTTCTTTGTATAAATCTATCATTTTTGTGTGGACATCAATTCTATTGTCGAGAAGTGAGTAAATACGCTTTTCCACGGCAGAGCCTTGAAGCTGTACCACAGTACATGGATGCTTCTGACCTGACCGATGAACCCGTGCGTTTGCTTGCGCGTAGGTTTCTAATGAAGGCGTTGGCCCCCACCACACAACTGTATTAGCCGCTGTTAATGTAACACCATGTGCCGCAGACTGCGGCTGGATAACCAGAACACGTGGGTTATCGGTTGTTTGGAACCGTTTAAATATATCCGTGCGTCTAGCTACAGGCACATCGCCACGTATGACTTCCGTAACAATCCCGTCAGTACGCAATTTATCCGTGAGTATGTCAATGGTGTGCTTGAATGGTACAAAGATGAGAACCTTTTGGCTGCTCTCGTCAATTACTTCTCTTAACACTTTATACCGATGCTTGATGTCAAACTCTAAGGTGTCACCATCGTCCGTGTACACAGCACCAGCAGAAATCTGTAGCAGCTTGTTCATAATGACAGCGGCGTTTACTGCGGATACTTCGTCGTCGCCCACCCTCATAACAAGTTTCTTCTTGAGCATGTCGTAATACTTCTGCTGCTGGCGCGTTAACTCTACTTTACGTTTGACGTACGTCATATCGGGCAGGTCAAGGCACTGTTCTTTGGTGAACCGAATAGCAGGTTGTAACACGTTGAACACAAGGTCGGTTGCTTCTGGTTTTATGATCCACCTAAACTGCGTAACTTTGCGCATGACCATATCTCTGAACGATCCAAAGAACCTTGGCACGTTGAGCGGGTTAATCATCTTAGCTAAACCGTAAGCGTCAAGCGGGGACTGCGCAGCGGGTGTACCTGTCATCATCCACAGCCACGTGTCGTCACCGATAAGTTTGTTTAACGTCTTCCACCGTTTCGATTGCGCGTTCTTGTAGTGTGTTGCCTCGTCTACGATGATGAGATCGAACCCACCCTTGGCAATCTCTTCGGATCCAATCTCTACACCGTCATAGTTTATTATCACAAAGTCTGCACCTTGCTGGATAATCTCTCTACGTTTCTTAGATGCACCGTAGGCTATGTCTACACTGCGATGTGGGGCAAAGGTAAACAAGTCTTCGCGCCATGCTGAATCCATGATTGACAGTGGACATATAACTAGAACACGTTTGATCTTGCCTTGGTTGAGTAAGAAGTCTGCGGCCCATATAGCACTAGCGGTCTTACCTGTGCCCTGTTCATTAAAACAGAAAGACTTACGGTTCATCGTAAAGAACGCAGAAGTTTTCTTTTGGTGGTCAAACGGCTTGTGTTTACCCGTCCACGTATACTGTCCTTGAATGGGTGATGGGACATTGATGTTAAGTTTGCTAAGTGTGTGCATCTCGTCGAGACCCCAGTTTACTAGCACTTCGTTGTCCTGTGTCACTTTACTCTTGGGGATTGTTTCAGTGACACGTTTTGGATTGCGTAGCTTTAACAGCAACGCCTTACCATCTATAATCTTCATTTAGTTCTCCTTTCGGGCATCTGCCCGAATCACTTTTTCTTTTTATAATTACGTGCGCGGTTCTTGCTTGAACTCTCTATGGTCACGCCATCTTTGTTAGTGCCACCTTTGGACAAGGCTTTCTTATGGCTTACGTCTTTGCCTTCACGTTTGTCGGCTTTACCATTGCCGTTACGATCTGCACCTTCTTTATCAACCTTGCGACGCGCTCGCTGACGTTCCATACGTGCCTCAAACGTCTTACTACCTACAGGCGCGTTGACTTGCTTCTTACGTTTTCTCATCAGTTTGCTCCATTGTGAACGCATTCGATTACAGGGCAGTGGCGTCTACATAACCCGTTAGGCCGTGCGTTCCACATGTCGTCGTCTGCTGCGGTCTTCATCTGGCTGTACTTACCTAACCATTTTTCCCACAGCTTGCCCTTATCATACTCCATGTATGTGTCTTTTACCAAGTCATTACACACAACGAATAGTAACCCTGCACGTACGGTCTTGATCTGTGGGTATTTCGCAAACAACCCCAAGGCCATTAACTCTAGTTGACCCTTGTCCGCGTACTTGGATGATTTGCCTGTCTTGTAGTCCACCACCCACGCTAGATCATCGTCGAGTATTACCAAGTCAGCGATACCACGGAACCAAACGTCCTTGGCATAGAAGTCACAAGCCTCTAGGTTCTCTGTTACACCCAGCTTTATCTCGCATAACTTTTTACCCTTGCGGTTCTTCAGTGATACCAGTGCCTCGTGCGCAAAGCCAAACTTCTTAGGTACAGGCACGTGCGCACCTATAAAGTCTTCTGCCATTTTATGAAACGCAGAGCCATACAGGATAGCCTCAGTCTGCTTAAACGGAAACTCCTTGAGTATCTTCTCATGGTAAAACTGTTTAGGACATTGCTCAAACGCTTTGATCCTACTGAAAGACCACGGGGCTACTTTATGTGTCATCAGAATAACTTACTCTCCCATTGACATACTTCGTTAATATGCGTGTGTTTTGTAGTAGGTTGAACCATACCAATTTTCTCAACCCAACCTAGCTTCCTCAGAGAGGTCATCATCGCACCCCAAACATTGTGGTGGTGTGGGTCGGCCATCCCTTGCGCCCTGCAAAACGCGCAAATCTTACCGCCTTCTACATAACGGTTTTTAGCTAGGTAGTTAGCGGCGTTATGGTAGTATTCTTTTTTCCAATCGTCGTCCGCATTAACGTAGGCACGTTCTATTTCTGCGGCTATAAACTCATGTCGATCATCCATTATTCACATTCTCC